GTGATTTTTAAATCATGTCCTTTTTCACGAGATAATCTTTGCGCAAATTTTCCAGCATTGTTTAGTGAGTCTAACTTTGTCTGTTCGGCTGCAGCTTCGGTTGCAGCGGCCGCAGCTTCGGCTGCAGCCTTCGATTTGGGTTTTCGAGCGGTGAGGGCTGCAGCTTCTGCTTCGAGGACGGACTGCCTGCCTTGTCGAATATTTTTGGTGAGGCGCTCACTTCTGGAGGTGAAGGGGTCTGGCACTGGGGGCGCGTCTTTGCCGCGGTGCCCACCCCCGCGCATGACCTCTGGCTCACCAGTACCGCTCCAATCGTGGCTGGCCGCGGATGATCGTGCGGGCAGGGGGATCGGATCTTGCCCGTGGCTGTAGGTCGCGGTCCGCGTCGCCGCGGCGGTCCGTGCGGGCTGGGGGGTCGGTGGTGGCGCCGAGGAAGGGGGCTGATTAGCCCGTCGGGCGTTCTCCGCGTTTGCTGATACCTGCACGCGGTGGGGGGACTGGCCAAGACTTAGAATAACGTCGCCGCTGGGGAGCGTGGTCCTGGTGACACCACCACCGGCTAGGGCCGCGGCGGCCGCGGTCTCGCGAGATATAGCGCCGCGGCGAAGGCGGTTGTACCTCTCCTCCGAGGTCTCACCCTCAAGGCCGGGGAGCGAAGCCGCTCGGGGGCTGTCCCTCTCGTATGCTTCAAAAGTTTCCGCCATGTACGCTGGGAAATTTAGTTGCCGAGCGCGGAAAGCCTCGATCGCGGCCTTCTCTGCTGGTGTTAATTGGTTTTCGTCACTCATTCTTCATTTCTCTTGCATTACGCTAATTCCCACCATCAATTAGCGCGCGGCTATTGTTCATCGATCGCACTTCGGCGGCAATTTCTCTACCGTTCATGTACACTTTCACATTTACATTGGCAGCTCCTCCACCGGCAGCACTTGCACTTCCGCCACCTATGCTTCTTATGGCATTTGCCAACATCATAAATCCAGCAAATGGCTGTTCTGCTGCTGTTTCGTTATAAGCCGTAGCTGAACCAATCAACCGGGCTGCGGCGTTGGCATTTTCTGTTTCAATCATGGCAACACCTTCTCCCATTTGTTTGAAGCTTCTTCCCATGGGAGCAAATCTCAAATCTTTTGGTATATCACTTACAACACCAAAAATAGCTCGCAAATGTTCTGGTGACTCAAGGCCATCTATAATTTGCAAGCCTTCTGCCATCTGTCTTACACCCGATCCCGCAAGAGCAACTGCGGCGCCGAATGCAGCAAAGCCAATGGCTGCGCCTGCAAGAATGCCTGCTGCGGAACCGACAATACCAAACACAGCACCCAAGCCTCCGACGAGGCCGCCACCAACTGCTCCTATTCCTAGCGCACCCGCAATGCCACTCAAGGCGCTACCAATTGCAGAGATGGCAATCATGAGCCCGCCGCCGGCTAGCAATTGTTGTCCTTCTTCTAGTGTATCAAAAAACTCTCCAAACTTGGCGGCGGCTTCTGATACTTTATCAATTGTGCGCGACAGAAATCTAGTCAATGGAGCAATTGCACCCATAAAGTTGTTAAACGATTCCTTTAAAACAGTCATTGAATCTGACGCATCTTGAACTCGTGCGTCAAATTGAGCAGTTGTCATTCCGTGATTTGCTAACATGTCTGCGTTTCTTGAAGCTGCATCGTTAACACCCTCAAACATTCTCTGAGTCTCTTCTAGAGACTGATTTAAAGTCTGGGCTATCGTAAACTTAATATGATCATCAAGCTGCGAAAACTCCATTCCAGTACTTCTTAATTGCTGATCGATCATCTGGAACTTTTGCAGAGGGTCAGCCGTCATCATTTGAGTGACGTCAATGAAGTCACCCCCCATTGAACCAAATATAGCATTTAATTCTTGAACTTTTTGTGAGGTTGAATCAAAAGTGGTGAATAGGCCACCGACGCCAAATGTCCTGCTGAGCGCATCCACTGCGACCCCAGTTCTTTCAGCCATTTGCATAAGACCCATGAATGCCTCTTCTCCCCTCTCACCAAAGAATACAACATCATCGGCTGCAGCCTGGAAGTCTTGCATAACTTGGCTCATGGGGCGTCCTAGAGAATCTGCTGCCCCTGCGAGACGCATTGTTAAACTAGAGGCTTCTGTAAGAGACATTCCAAGTCCCTGCATTGCGAAAGAAACAACCGGTATCACATCTACGCCCAGCTGGTTAAACTTCGCGGTCAACTCAGTCAATTCAGCCTGTTGAGCGCCTGACAGTCTGTTGAAATCAGTAAAGCCCTCAAGAAGATTTTGTTCGGATGTTACCAATTGAGATATACCAATCCCAAGACCCAACACAGCTGTTCTTAGTTGGTGTGCTTCATAAGCAAATTCTCTAGATAGACCAGTTGCCGCAGTAAGTTCTGCAGACATCCTATCTAACCCTAAAGCTCCTTCTAGTGATCTCGATATTAAGTTTAAAGGATTGAGGAAGCTCATCGCTTGATCCGCTAACCCCTTCATTCTCCCAGCTGCCAGATTAACAGCAATAGAGAAAGTGCCCATTTCGGGATTTCCTTCTTTGAGAGCTTGAATTTGTTTAGTTAATCCAACAGTTGTAAGCCCAATACTCTCAGCAAAGGCGCGTCCAGTCGCTTCGGCGCTCTTTTTAACCTCCTGGAGTGAAATAAGAGCAGCTTTATTCTCTTCGATCGCATGCCGCTCGTCTTTTAGTGCTTCAATCTCTTGACGTTTTACTGCAATTGCAGCTTCGGCGGCTCGAATCGCAGCTGGGTCGGCGGCCTGCTTTGAATTTTCCTCCTGGATTATCGCTTGCTTTTCAAGAATTTCGAGGCGAGACTGTTCTATCGCGATATTCTTTTGAGAAATTTCATATTCGGCGCGCGCTAGTTCGCCTTTTCTTTTGCTGAGCGCAAGACTTTCTCTTTTCTTATCTTCAATTGTTTCTTCTAAAGCACCAATTGACGATAAGATAGATTTTAATTCTTTTGCGGCAGCTATTTGTTCGGGGGTTGGCGGCATATATTACCTCACAGGCCAGGGAATTCCTGTTTCTCTTTCAAAGTTTTTTATAGCTCTATCTAATCTAGCCTTATCTCGGTAAACATAAGCTCTATCTAATCCATATTTCCTTGCTGCTGTCTGCGTGTTTAGATATTTCTTCTCGTTAGACAAAGCAGTGATCAGAGTTTGGATTTGTCCATTGGTACCATGGACTGACATCCCCCCATCTAGAGAGTAGTTTCCTGTAACAGAGCCAACTAACATTTTTAGTCTTCCCATCTGAGATGCTAACTCCGTGGCAGACACTTCATTTAGTTGCTTTCCAACATTAAGATTAAGCACATCTTTCATGTATTTTCTCCTTTACATATATAAATAGTATAAAACAAAAAAGCGGGCTATCGCGCGCTCTTTTTGTAACTATCTGATTCATCTTTCAATTGCTTTTCAAGTCGCTTAATAAACCACCTTCGAAGCCCTATAGGTAAATTGTAAGATTCTCTTATGTCAATTTGCATATGGTATTTAAGAAGAAATATCTCTTCCCATACGATCTTTTGATATTCAGGAGTTAAAGCGAAAAAAGGACAATCCTATCGGGATTTCCGCCTCCTCTGTGTGTCCACAGTGTATACAGTCCTTAACTCCAATTATTTTTACTGTTGGTGTAATTTCTAAAATAGCCTCTCTCAATTGATGAACCTCTGATATGGGTGCCTCATCGATATATTGAGGGACTAATTCCTCGCTATCATTAACAGCCACAATAGACGAGTTTAGGATAAATTCATTATAATTAATTGCTTTATTTTCTGCTAGAAATTCTTTTTGCAATTTTAACAGGTAACTTTCATCATATCCATTCAACAATCTAAATTCTACATCTGCTTTTGTTTTTTCTGTTTTGAAAATAAGAGTGCCGTATCCCGTTTTTGTAAAGTCCGGACTAATATTACCCTCTGATACCTTTATACAGTCTTCCAAATTAAATATTTGATGGAAAGTTTTTTTACATTCTGCGCAAGTTGGCCTAACTTCATAATCATTACCATATGAAATTTTTCGAAGCGTATATAAAACCGCATTTCGATCACTTATCAACATTGATAAAGGATCGATCTCTTTATTTAAAATAACTGATGAAAAGATGCTTCCTAGCGGATTAAACTCTTGTGAAAAAGAATTGCTAACAAGCATATCTTCTTCTTTTGCTGTCATGTGTTTAATTTCTACTTTTTCACAATCATGCAATGGATGTCCTTCTGGGTAGAACCTTCCCTTTGTTGGTAAATCAACAAACTCTGTAGATAAAACAAAAGAGAAATCTGCTGAACTTTTGACAGCAGATTCCCCTTGTTCTTTTTGATCTGGTATACCTAATCTCTTAGTATTATTCCTCATTTATCTCCTTAAGTTATGCGCCTTGGAACCCAGTGGGCGCAGCACCGTCAACGGCGAAAGTGAAGAAGTCATAACGAAGAGTGATCGCGATCCCAGAAACACTTTCGTTTCCGTAATCTAATGATTGTTCAAAGTTAACATCTTTGATCCAAGCATTCTTAAGAGTGTAAACAGCTCTTTTATTCAAGCCGTTGTTTCCCCCACCAAGTTGCTTAAGCTCAACATTTCCGAGACCCAAAGCAGATTTGGGAGTTAGAGAAGTTTGTGCTTCAGTTTGACTACTGGGTACCCTATACCCTGCATCAGATATCTTCTGCAAGAGTTTTGATGAGATTTCTTCATCGATGGCGTCGATGAGCCTGATGCCGATTGTATTGAAAGCAACCCGGCCAGGATAATAGAAAGTATGATTTAAATAGTTAACAGAAGCTTCACCAATTGTAACTGTAGGCAAGTTCGTACTCATAACAGTGTATACCGGTACAAATTCTTCGCCGCCTCCTAGATCTACTGAGAATTTAAAGTTTCTCCTAGGTTCTGATATACTATCGCTCCAAAATGCCATATTCTGTCTCCTTTAAATTTTAATCGTCAAAGCTAGCGCCAGATCTAAAGATCTCAAAGTCGAGAGCGATAAATTCAATTGCCTTAGCTGGCTTTAGAAGCACTCTGGCATATAGAATGTTTCTATCGACTAGATCAGGTGTTGTTGTGGATTCGTCTAGAATGAATCTAAAGTCTTCTAGCCCAAGCCCTGCCTTCACCGAGTCTAGGAATGGTACTGCTCGCGATTTAAAGCGATTCCATGTCGCTTCGACATTTTGTTCGAAAAGAATTGAATTAGCAATTCTGCTGATTTCTTTCTTGACGTAGATAAGAAGTCTACGAACATTAATTCGATCAAGCGCTGAAGGTGTAGCTTGGAGAGTCTTCTGCCCGAACACAACTACGCCCTCTGCGGGGAATTGTGCAATTGGGTTGATATTCTGCTCATAGAGCTTATCTCGGTCTCTCTGGCGCAGTACGCGCGAGACGCCGATAACCGTTAGGCCAGTCACACCAGTTGACAACCCGCCCCTGACAAAGCCAGCTGGCGCGAACCATGGCGCGGCAACGCGATCGGTGTATCCCATTGATGCTATAGCAGCAACAGAGGGAGGAACAAATAGCGCCAAGTTAGTTCTGCGATCTACGATTTGCACGTACGGATAGAAACATGCAGCGTAGCTTGAATTAAGTTGCCGCCTCTTAAGTGTACTCACGGCTGTATCAACGTTAGGCTCTGTTTCTCTATCGGTGACATTTGTCCCCAATTCAAAACGAGGCTGATAATCATTCTCTATGTCGATAACAGCCAAAGTGTCTCGGCGCTCTTCTGCCATATCGATTAGAAGGTTTGTTATACCAGTATCAACAACTCCTGGAATTGAAACCAGATTGTGCTCGACCACTTCAGGGTCTCTGATCGTATCAATGGCCTTCCTTAGTGAGAAGTAGGTATAACTATCAGTCTCTGAATCTCCAATAAGCTTGTTGGCGAAAGGCTCAGGGTTAACAACGTTAAACCCATCAAAGCCCCCGACCATAGGCATTGTGAACTGATCAAAGCCAGCATCTAGAATCGCCCTATATGCGTTAACATCAGAGAGGGTACCAGCAGTAGCTGCGTAACCAAGTCTTGTTACTGATTTTTCTTCAACTCTAGAACCTGAAACGTAAGCAACGTTCAAATTAAAGTGACCTGATGCTGTCATCGGAACAACAGCATCCGCAGTAACACTGGTCGACCCAGTTGTTTGGACTAAATCGTCTAAAGTAAAGATATAGGAATAAGCGGTACCATCCGAAGGTGATGCCGTAGGATCTGAACCGACGTTATTCGCTAACAACCTGTGGTAGTCAACGTACCCCTTGTCCTTATTCGTGTAAATACCAAGAGAGTTAACTCCGAAATAGGCATTCTCACGGAAAGCGACATATGTCGAGTTGCTACGAAGGGGAGCTTCAGGATATAACACTTTTAACTGACCAGGCCAGTCTACAAGGTCTATGCCGTTATAAGTGCTGTCGGCGGATGCTGTGTAACCAAAAAACGCGGCCCCCGAACCTGTGAAAGCGTAAGTCATGTTGGCAGCGGTGCGCTCTGCTTCGGCGGCGGTCGTGTAGCTAGCGGTAAGATAGTTAACCGTTTCGTTATATGAGCCAGAACCAGAACCGCTAATACCCTGTGCTGTGAAATCATGATACTTAACTGGGCCATAATAACCAAAAGGTAAGTACTCTGCATTCGTGCCTTCTGCAACTTCATTAGATACGTCAACACGGACATAGGCTGATACGTTGGGATAAGTGCCCTTCTCGGTGTATCTCCGATCGGCCTCTACCCATGTTCTATGCTTGTCGCCAATTTTCCTGGCGATGTAGTTTTCTGATTTTGGATTTAAGTTCAATCCATTGTATTGTTCATAAATAACAGGATTTTTATCAGTATCAGCGGCACTTCTGACCAATACAGAGAATGTACCATACGGATCTGATTGTGGATTAGCAGATGGTTTAATATCAACTATTGAAATTTTAATATTTTGTGTATCCCATATACCCCTATTGTGAAGAGATTCGAATCTAAACAGTTTTGTCAGGGAGAGGGGATCATATGAAGCGGCATTTTCAAGATCTTGATGTATTACATAACCAGTTCTTGCCTTATTTGCTTCATATTGCCTATTGGAGTGCTTGTTCGCACCTTGTGCTAAAATTGCAGTAGCAGCAAAACTAGTATTATCTGTTGTGGAAACACCACCAAAAGTATCGGAAACGAATGATTCATAAGTTTCTCCAACCCAGTAGTTTAATCTTCTAGAGTCTGCATAGTATTCACTATTTGTAAATTCAGGATTTGTATTTAAGACTTTTCGAATATATTTATCTGAATTGCGATCAAAATTAATAGTCGCAGTAAGGGCACTTGTAGCATCACCCTTGTAGTTACTTATTGCAACTTTAAATTCTAAACTGTTCGAACCAGCCTCGGCGCCAATAAGCGCATTTGATGCATTGACAGAACTGGACAAAACAGTAACGGCCGGCGGGCCTGCTGACTGCGAGACCGTATAGAATACAGCAGATAAAGAGCCAGTTGCAGCGCATGACGCGCTCGTCGCGTTGGATGCATCAAAAAGGAATAAGCCATATGCATCTTCGACGTTCCACCCCGCGCTAGCGCCGGCGGCCGAAGAAGCGTTATCAGAATTTTCACCAAGTAACCTAACATAAGTAAGTGGTCCGGAGTTTCTCATAAAAGCGTCGGCAGCGTACATACCATATGTGGGCGCTGTCGTGCTCCCCTCTCTCCAGACGTCTCCTCCGCCAGCTCCCGGGACTGGATCTCCAAAGATCTTTATAAGATCTTCACGAGTCTGTACGCGAACGGGCACCATTCCTGGTCCAGAGCGCGCTCGGCCGACGATTGCCGGTCCAATTCGTGGTGCGGGTTCAGGTCTTGCTGTCTTGTCTATTTCTGCGGTCTGTATCCCTGGTGATACAAATCTAAACTTTTCTACTGGCATTTAAAATCTCCTTAGAGAAA